TCCATGTCGAGCGCGCCGAACGTCAGATCCCACAGGTACATCAGGCGCCAGGCCTCGCCCTCGGTCGCGTTGCGGTTCGCGTAGCTGTAGCGGCGGATGGCGCGCGCGTTCGAGCGGGCAGCCAGGACCACGCCCTCGGTGCGCGAAGTCGAGCGCCCCGGGAGCTCGAGCCCCTGGTTGCCGCTCGGCGGGAACACCAGATCGAACGTGGCGACGGTCACGACGCGGCCCCCGATCGCTTGGCGTTGTCCTCCGCGACCCACGCGGACACGCTGGCGCGGATGCGATCGGGCAGCTCGGACGAGAGCTCGTTGAACTTCTGGTTCCAGCGCAGCCGGCCGGGGACCACGACCTGCCGAACGAGCTTCCAGAGGAACAGCATTTCGCCGTTCGGCTTCTGCAGGACGATGTACTTGCGGCCCGACTTCGTCGTGAAGATGAACGCGTGGTCGCCCGTGGCGCGCGCCTGCGCGGACGCGGCAATCCGGACGCCGGATGCGGACCCCTTGCCCTGTCGGAAGCGAGTGTCCGGCTGGCCCTTCACGCGCGGCCCGCCATACTTCTCCATGAACTCGCGCGCGCTCGCGTACTTGGGCACGCCGGCGCGGGTCAGGTTGTCCTCGATCGGGATCGTCAGGAACTTGCGCGGAGGCTTCGGGCGGATCAGCCCACCGTACTCCTGCATGTTCGCGTAGCTCGTGCCTGCCGAGAACAGCGCGAGCAGCACCCCGCCGCGCGGCTTGCGCGTCAGCACCTTGTTGAAGGACTGCCGCAGCCGCCCCGTGCGCACGCGCAGCCCGGACCCCTCCGCGCCACGCGCGCGAGCGCGCATGCGGTTGAGGAACTCGTCCGCGGCCTTGCGCGTCTCGCGGAAAATGATCGCGTCCACGTTGCGGTCGAAGCGCCCGAGCAGGCGCTTGACTCCCGTGGTGTCGACCTTGACCGCGAAGCTCATGTCTGGATCCCGCGGAGCGGGCTAGGCCCCGATGTAGTGGCGCCGGAACGTATCGAGGACGCCCTTGACGCGCGGGATCAGTTCGACGCTCGAGAAGTCGAACGACGTCGACCCGCCGCCGAACGTGACGTTCCCGCCCGGCGAGAAGCGACGGTTGAACTCGTGCACGCACTGCATGTCGCATGCCTGCACCAGCTCGGGGTAGTTGAGCTCGAGCTCCGGCTGGTCCTCGGCCATGCCGCCGACGAACACCACCTGCAGGAAGCCCGGCGCCATCGGCATCTCGCGCAGGAACTCGATCACGCCCGTCGTGCCGTCCTCGAGGATCGCGTACGTCTCAGCGTCCATCGCGGTCGCGGTCGCGAAGCCCGACGGGTTCTCGCAATACTTGATCGACGTAACCGACTCGATCGGGAACGCGTCCACGGAAACGATCTGCTTCCAGCGGCGCAGCCGGATCTCCTTCGTGTACGTCTGCTTCAGCAGCACCCGGCGCATGTAGCGCTCGAAGTAGCCCGAGAGCCCGGTGATCACCTCTTGGATGAACGCGTCCTCGCTCGTGCCGCTGATGCCGGTGAGCTGGGTCTTGACGCGCGCGACGGTCGTAATGTCCATGCTGGATCCGTAGGAAGCGTAGAAGGGGATGAGCGCAACGCCGCCGCCGCGCAGCGTGACGGGGAACTGGCCGTTGGGCGGAGTCTGGTCGGACGAGTTGGTGATCTCGATCGGCGTGCCTGCCTGGTTGAGAACCTCCACGCGCAGAGACGCGTTCAGGCCGACGAGCCGCCGCTCGCCAGCCTGAGTGAAAACGGGGAGGTAGAAGGTGGGCACGGCTGCGCCGGGGTGGATCGTTCACGGGGTGGCGATGTCGTCCGCCATCGCTTCGTACTCGGCCGCGAGCGTGTCGCAGCCCATCTCGGTCGCCTTCGCGGCGCACGCCTGAAAGTGCTCGACGAAGTGCTCGCGCAGCGTCCCGGTCGTGTTCGTCGTCTCGACGCGCTCGGAGTCGCCGTTGCACTCGACGGTGCTCGTGGTCTTGTGGCTCATCGCTTCGATTCCCCTGCGGCATCAGCCGCGTTGATTGCCCGCTTTGCGTGTTCCAACTCGAACGCCATGCCGGACGCCCACGGCGCCCGGTAGGACTTGACGGTGTGCGTCATGCCAGCGCCTTCCGAAGTCGTCTCGATCGAGTCGGGCCGGTAGAATGCGTGCGCGACGGTCGACGCGCTGAACAGGATCGCGCAGAGCATGGCAACGCTGAGCATGAACGCCGGAACGTGAAGCGAGCCCGCCTCGTCTCGCGCGTCCCGTGCCCGGCTCTTGCCGCGTGCCGCGCGCTTGGCCCGCCGCTCCATCAGCGCAATGTCGATCCAGTCGAACATCGAGACGAGCACTCCGATCGTGAGCGCGGCAACGGGCTCGGTATCGAACGCGTCGCACGTGAGCCAGAGGATCGAGAGCGCGACGCAGGACGAGTAGAGCCCGCGCAGAAGCGCGCGTCGGTACATGCCGGAGTTAGGGAGCATGGTGCGTTCCTCGTTGGGTGTGTGCGGTGCGGGATGGCTCAGCCGTTGCGGCGCGTCGCGCGCGTGTGCTCTTCGCGATCGCGCCCGAGCGCCTCCGCGACGATCTCGAGGCACTTGCGGTTCTGCTCGTCGTTCTTGCGGAGCAGCTCAACGAACTGCGTGTCGCGCGTTTCCGCGCTCTCGACGGACTTGCGCAGCGTCTCGAAGCTCAGCGAGAGTTGCGCGCGGTCCTTGTCCTGCTGCTCGAGGTTGCGCTTGAAGATCATTCCGATGAACCCGCCCATGGCGAGGATCACCGACGTGAGCCACACGAGCACCGCCGCAAGGTGCGACGTGTTGATCGTGACGTCCTCGGCCGCGACGAGCGGAAGAATGGCGGAAAAGAACATCGGGTAGGTTCCTGGTTTCCTGTGTTGCCTAGAAGGTGACGCCGCGTTCCTCGAACATGTCGAGCTCGACGGCGATGTTGCCGATCCCGTTGTGACCGAACGCCGCGCCGTCGTAGCCCGTGAGCAGGCTGGCGGTGTACGCGTTGCCGCAATACCAACGGTCGTAGTCCGTGACCGGCAGCGAGAGCGCCGCAGCCGCGGTGTAGTGCGCCTTGCGTTCGCGCTTGAACGCCGGCACGTAGTTGACCGAGTGAGGCCCGGTCGTGGGGAGCGGATCGTTGTCCGCGTCGTAGACCGCGAGCAGCGCAGTCTCGCCGATGAATGTGCGATAGGAATCGTTGCCCGTGACAGTGACGCCCGTCAGCGAGACGCTGCCGCCGCTCCACGAGAGCGTGCCCGTCCAGTTCGCGACGATGTCGCCGGCACCTGCGTTCGCGTCGATGCAGATCAAGTAGAGGTCGGAGCTGTCCTGCGCGTAGTACGCGCGCACGGTTCCAGTGGCGCCGCCGGACGCGGAGATCGCAATGCCAGCCGTGGGCGCCGCGCCAGTGATATCGGCGGGATCGAACTCGAACACGATGCCGCTCTTGAGGAAGCTCGACTCGCTACCCGAGAGCCCGTTCGAAACCATCAGCGAGACGTCGAGGTTGCCGCGCAGCCGCGCTTCCGCGAGCGACGTCGGAGTTGCTGCGTACTTCTGGCGCTCAGGAACCTGCGTGAACTTGCCGAAGCCGGAGAGCGCGGCGACGACGGAGTCGGGGATCGCGGTTCCGTGGAAGCGCGAGCTCGGCCCGAAGTACGGCAGCGCCGCGACCGATGCCTCGTAGCGGCGCAGGTCGATTGGCGTGCCGTACGCGAACGCGCACGAGACTCGATGCGAGCGCGTGTACGCCCACTTGTCGAGCGCCTGCACGCGACCGCTCGGATCGTAGTCGAGCCAGCCGTCGGGCTGCAGCGCGACGTAGAGCGCCATCAGCGCACCTGCCGAGTCGCCCTTGACCGCGTAGGCATAGTCCGCGTCAGGCAGCACGCGATCAAGCGAGCCCGTCGCCTGGCCGTCCGCGCGGTGCGTCTTGATGAACTGGATCGCTCGCCCGACCGCGCGCGGGATCTGCGGGAAGTTCGAGCACGGGAAGAAGCGGGCGTCGCCGTTCGCCTGCCACCCGTAGGGGTATTCGATCCAGTACACAGCCACGCCGGCCGCCATGTACTCGTCCATCGCGGCCGTGCCCTCGAGCTCGTACGCGGGATCGTGGCGCCACGTCTCGGCGTTCGTTTGCGCGATCCAACCGCCTCCGTGGCAGTTGACGACGACAGCATTGATCGTGCCCGTGGGCAAGAAGCCGACTGCGATGCAGCGCGGGTCGGCTGCGTACTGCACGATCACGTCGGCAGTGCGCATCGTGTAGCTGGCTCGAGATCCGGTCATTGGGAGCGCTTGGGGTTGCGGATGAGTCGTGCGACGCCGCCGCGCACGTCGAG